GATGCAGCAACTGCTTTAGATAACAACTATGTTCCTAAAGAAGGTAGAATCTGTTTCCTAGACCCTACAATGTATTACAAGCTTTCAAACGCTACTAATGCAATTAACGTAGATTTTAGTGGTGAAGGTTCGATTGCTACTGGCCAAGTACAGAAAATTGCAGGTATCGAATTAAGACCTATGGCTCATTTTGTAAAAGATGACGTAGGTACTTCTGATGCTGACGCAGGTTCTGCGACTCAAGGTGGTTCAACACCTCAGTCTGTAAACTTGACTAACTATGAGGGCTTAGTATGCCACCCTAGTGCTGTCGGTACAGTTAAACTACTAGACTTAGCCGTTGAAAGCGAATATGATATTCGTAGACAAGGAACCTTAATGGTTGCTAAATATGCTATGGGACATGGCGTATTAAGACCTGAGGCTGCTGTCGGTATCAAAGAAGCTTAACAACAGTTAATAACTTAGGGTAGATGGTTGATTCCGTCTACCCTTTTTTTCAAAGGAGCAAATAATGGCAACACAAATTACACCTACTACGGAGCTGCAGGCAGTAAACATTATGTTGTCTACCATTGGAGAAGCACCTGTAAACACAATCGAAGGTACAACTAATGTTGATGTGTCTGTAGCAAAATCAATTCTTGATGAAACGTCTTTAGCATTGCAAAGTGAAGGGTGGAACTTTAACACCCAACCTAAATACACTGTAACTAAAGATGATGAAAGTAAAATACCTTTACCAAGCAACACATTACAAGCAGACGCTGGAGCTGATTTTAGATATAGAAATCTTATTATTCGTAATGGGTATCTTTTCGATGTTGATAACAATACTGATACATTTACTGGAGATTTACCACAATTAGATTTAGTGCTTGCACAGCAATTTGAACAAATACCTGAGTATGCAAGACGCTACATTACAATGAAAGCAGCACGTCGTTTTGCCTCAAGATTTATTGGTGATGACACACTTACTGCACTTATACAACAAGATGAACAAGAAGCACTTATAGCATTTAAACAAGCTGATTCACGAAGTGAGGACAATAACATATTAACCAGCGATGCTAATACATATTCAATTATTAACAGGTTACCTAGAAGGAGATATTAATGGCTGTAGTTTCTCAGACGATACCCAATTTTAATAATGGTGTCAGTCAACAAACACCTACTCAACGTTTAAGCAGCCAAGCAACTGAACAAATTAATCTTGAAAATAATTTACTTAATGGACTATCTAAACGTCCACCTTTAGAATACATTGCTGACGTAGATGGGAGCAATGTTTATCCGAATACTGTGAAAACATGGCCTATTACACGGGATGAAAATAATCAATATTTAACAGTGTGGTATAACGGGGGAGTAAAAGTATTTGGTTTAGATGGTACTTCTAAAACAGTAAACACTCCTGATGGTGTTTCATATTTAACTAGCACAAATCCAAAAGAACATTTTAAAATGGTCAACATTGCTGACTATACTTTTGTTGTCAACACATCTATAACACCTACCGCTGATAGTTCAACATCAGCTGCTAAAGTAGAAGAATTTTTAATTTATGTAAAACAAGCAGGGTACGGTAGAGAGTACACAGTTCGTTTAACACATCCTGATATTACCACTGACCTAGGGTACACTTGGATAGAAATGCGTTTACAGATGCCAACTGGTTCTAGCGCTACTCATGACACAGCTTTTAGTGATACATCTAAAATTGCAAACATTTTATTGTATGGCAGTTCAAGCCAATATTGGAACGCATCTTCAAGTATATCTGTAAACGTAGTACAACTTACTGGTTCTACAGAAACTTCTTTAAGCACTACTACAGGATTAGCAAATGATTCAAGGATAACTCCGTATTTTGATTTTGAACAATATAGTTCTACTATTTATGGTAAACCTAAAGATGGTGACGCAAACTACACAGTCGGCACACGAGATGGTGCAGGTTCATCAGCTATGTATTCTATAAGAGATTCAATTAATGATTTTGGACGGTTACCATTTTATGCAAAAGCAAATGTTATTATTAAAGTTACTGATGACGAAGGTGATAATATCAGTGATTACTATGTCAAATTTGAAGATGAAGGCATCTGGAATGAAACTATTGGTCCGGGTGTTTCTGCTGGTATAACAGACACTACGTTTGTTCACGCGTTATTAAACAACAATGATGGTACATTTACTTTTCAAAAATTAGCATGGACAGATAGATTGGTTGGAGATTTAGTTACTAACCCAAACCCATCATTTATTGGTAAACCAATTGCAAATTTAACTTTTTATAAAAATAGACTGGGTATATTATCAGGTGACAATCTTATTCTTTCAGGAAATGCAGACTTCTTTAATTTCTTTAGCACAACAGTCACTGCTGTATTGGACACAGATGTTATTGATATAGCAGCCTCAGGAACAGAAGTAAACTTTTTAAAGAATTCAGTATCTTTTAATGAAGGACTTTTATTATTTTCAGATACAGCACAATATAAATTAGAAGGAGCCCAAGGTGTTATCTCACCGACAACAGCAATACTAAACGAAGTTTCACGTTTTCAACATGATGATATTGTAACACCTATTAGTGCCGGACGTTTTGCGTACTTTGCACAAACACGAGGCAACAACACTGCTATTAGGGAATATTTTTCTAATGATGACACGCTGACTAATGACGGTGTTGACTTAACAGTGCATGTAAATGAATACGTCCCTGATAAAGTATATCAAATATTACCCAATACTACGGAGGACATGTTGTTTGTTCTTGCTTCAGATGTTGCTGATAGTCAGACAGCGCCTTATTCCGTAGGGTCGGCAATTACTGCTACTAATGCAAGTAAACTTTACGTATATAAATATTTTAGACAAGATGCTGTAAAAAAAGTACAATCCGCTTGGAGCACTTGGACGTTCACCAATACTAAAATAGTCGGCGGCATGAGTATAGAAAACGTTTTGTATTTATTAGTGTCTGAAGGACAGACAACTAAATTGTGTAAAATAGATTTAAGCAACCCTGACGATACTACTATTGGTTTTAACCCGCACATTGATTTAAAAAAAGCGGTGACTGGTACATATTCATCTGGAACAGGTTTAACAACTTTTACATCCCCGTATGGTGCAAAGACAGGACTTATGGCAGTTAACGCAAGTACAGGAGCTGACTACACAGCAACCAACACGTCCGGTTCAACGTACACAATTGTTGGGAATCATACAAGTTTATTAATTGGTGTCCCTTACACTAGCACATATACAATGTCACCACAATATGTTCGTGAGACTACAACAAATGGTACTATTAGCATAACTACTGGAAGGTATCAAGTGCGAACTATATCATTTGATTATGAAGACTCATCATTTTTCCAAGTAGAAGTTACACCAGAAAACAGAGATAAAAACACTGCATTTCTAAATGGTTACATTGTTGGATTTACTGGAAAGATTGATATTCCACAAGCTTCCACAGGTACAATTAGAGTTCCAATTCAATGCAGAAACACTGATTACACTCTTGAAATTGTTAGTAGTTCACATTTACCAATGCACATAACAGGTGCAGAGTTAGAAGGATTTTATCATAGACGTTCCAAAAGGGTATAAATACACAATAGTAAAAGCTAAACCTAAACATGTTTGGCAACTGGCGCCTCACATGAGTCCCTTAGAAGTACGCGAGATATATTCTTGTGATGGAAGTACGCCACATGAAGCCTTAGCTTGGCCTTTAACACAGAAAGGTGCTATTACGTTTGCTGGGTTAAATCAAAACAAACAATGTATAGCTATGTTTGGAACGCGTCCAACGGAAATTCCAAGAAGCGGTGTTATATGGTTTTTAAGCAGCGAAGAATTAAAACAAAGACCTTTAACTGTAATGAAAATGTGTTATGAAACAGTGCCACAGTTAATAGAAGGTTATGATTTTTTACATAATTTTGTAGATAGCAGACACACACAAGCACGTAAGTGGTTGAAATTATTAGGATTTAAGGAACAAATTACAGTAACAAATTTAACGTCAGAAAAAGTACCGTTTGTACTAATGACTTATGAGGTGAATAAATAATGGGAGCAGCATTACCGTACGTAAGTTTTGCAATTAAAGCAGTTGGTGCAATTAAAGAACATAACGCCATAAATGCAGCTGCCAAACAACAAGAAGAATACAACCAAGCGCTCCGTAGAAATGCAGATGCTGCATTAATGTGGGACACACAATTAATTGAAGCAGAAAAATCAGATGCTAAATATAAAAAAGAGAGTGTAAAACGGGATAAGAAAAGGGACGCTATGATTGAGGAAGCTAAAGCGTTAAATATGGGTTTTGGCAACGCTGATAAAATTGCACAAACAATATTTAGTGATTTAGGTACAGACATGGAAAGAGTTAATTTTGAGTATATGAAAGATTTAAGAAAGAATTATGCACAATTTGACCAAGCAGTTGCTAGAAGAGATAGAGTGTATAACACGACAAAATCAAAACCAAAAAGCAGTATTTGGAATCTTGGTTTAGCTATTGGCGGTGCAGCAGCAGAATCAGCTTACATGCACCACGAGATGAACAGTTAAGGAGTTACAATGAGCGAAGAATATAGCAGTCAAATGACTAATAAGTATTATGGTGTAACCGATGTAGGTGCATCGTCTTCAAATACTGGCTCACAAGAAGCTAAAATGTTGGCTGATTCCTTAAAACAATTTGGGGCTTCTTTTGATAAAGCAGCAATATCTTACGTAACTACTCAGAAAAAAACAGCCGATGCAGATGTTAAAAATTTGTTGCTTACAAAGTCTCCTAGCGAACTACAAAAAGAATTAGAAGCAGGAAAACACCCGTCACTGCAAGGTCTTTATGCAAAAAATGTTGTTGAAAATAATATTGGAATGTATCACGGTGCTGACACGTTAGCAAAAATTAAAGAAGCTGAAGCTAATTATGATTTTACAACTGGTAATTATCAACAATTTCTTGAAGGTATAATAGATAATGAACAATTTGAAAATAAATCAGAAGGTTATAAAAAAGGTTTTAATGCTGTAGTTGTACCATACGTTTTATCACAAGAAAGCAAATATGCCCAACTTCTTGGTGTTCACACAAAAGCGGAACGTATGCGTAACCAAAGCAATGTTTTAGATACGACAACAACACCAGATGAATTTTTTGATACACTAAACAATTTCCAAAAAACATGGATAGGACCAGATGGTTCTCAAGAAATTTCATTAACGAATAAAGACTCTATTGATTTATTAGAAAATTATTTTTCACTTAAAGCTGATAACGCTATTTCGATTGCCGAGTTAGACCGTTTAGAAACTCTTTTAGTTGCGCAGCGTCCTACTAAAGATGGCGCAAAACTTCCGTCATTAATAGACACGAACTATAAATGGGTGCAAGAAACTATAACAAAAATTAATGCAAGAAAAATAAGTTTGGCTACAGCTCAATTTACAGCGTTAAAAAATCAGAGAGCTGTAAATAAATTAAATATAGAAATAAGATACAGAGAGTTATTAGGGAGCAATAAACCAGAAGATATAGTAGAAAAAGCACGATTGTTACAAAGTTACAGTATATATTATGGCTCCGAAGCCGCTGACAAATTAATAAATGAGACAGGATTTAATGTAGTTGATGCTGTGGCTAAAGGGGATGTAGCTGAAAGAACGTTAAGAGGCCAATTTGGTTCGCTGTATTTATTAGAAGAATATTTAGATGCTAATTATGCTGAGTTAAGTAATGCTGCTAAAGAAAACATTTTAAAAGATTTTGAGAATAACGAACTAACTTATAAGCTTGTTTCTGACAATCCTGTGTACAAGGAGTTTTTAAAAGGGGTAGAAGCTGAAATTGCTGAAAGCCATACAACTGGTCTGGGCGTTTTTCAAAGAAAAGGGGAAATTGAAATTAATAAATTTAACACGTTTGCTTTAGGAGAAATAAGAGATTTTTATAGAGCATTTCAAAACAAAGGTAAAACTCCTAATGAAAAACAAATTGAAGAGTTTTTAACAAAGTTACGGGAAGAGTCTGCAACATATTATAAAGATAAAAGGCTTCCTCAGACGAAAGTAACTGACGTTGATGAGGAAAAGGCAAGTAAAACGCTTGACAAATGGATACAAGAGCAGATTAATCCAGAGGTGAAACCAGAGGTTCCTGAAACTTCTGTTGGAAAAGACGACGCCATAGATGCAAATACACCAGAAGTCGCAATTCAAACTTATACACAAAGCACTTCCGATGATATAGTCTATGATACTACAGAAAAAATACTTGAGTATTTAACCAACATGCCTGAACTAACTGTGGAACAAATAACAGATAACATTGTTGATACTTTATCACAAGAACTAAACGTACCTTTAGAACGAATGAGAGACATATTAACTAAATTCCTAAAAGGAGAAAAAATAGAATAAATGTCTAGCAATTATAT